GTTCCACGTGGAACATGGGCAAAACTACGTAGAAAAAAAGTGGCCAAATTAGGTGACATTACGAATAGGCAAGGAGCGGAAAAAGTGGTACTCTCTTAAACGATGACTAACACAACACCAACCGCCCCGGCGGAATACAGAACCAGCGAGTTGCGATTTCGTAACCGCTCAAACCCCCGGTACCGACTCGATCGGAACCGCCCGGTCAAAGTGTACCGGAACCTATCCAGCAAATGCTTTTCCATCATGCAAGATGGAATCGTGAAAGCCCACTCCAACGCTGTCTGTCTTAAAGATGTTGATTGGAAGGTAAGCCAAAAGGGCCGCAACCGGGTCATTCGAGACGGTAAGAAAAACGTCCACGCCTTTTCAATCGGGTTGCTTCGCGACTCGGTCCGCTTGGCCAAGGCCGAGCAGGTGTGGTACAACCCCTATCTAGATATCCACTTCCAGGTAGTTAGAAACGGCGCCGCCGTCCTAGTCCGCCAGTCCGCCGCCGCCGTTATGGATGCGACCCGCAAGTTGACCCTTACCAGCTTTGAAAAGGAGGCCGGACAATGAGACGCCTTTCCGAAACATCAGACCGGGCCATCGCGGCCCGGCTGCGCTCGTGGCTTCGAGTTGCCACGGACCGCCAACGAGCCGAAGGCTTGGCATGGTATCCCATGGCGCAAGAATTTGCCGCCAATCTAGCGGCCCGCGTAGGGATCACACGCCACGCCGCCGCAAACGTGATCGCGGCACTCAGCCCCAGAAACCGCTGGGAGCGAAACCTCATGGACGCCGAGCATCTAGCCAAGGCATGGGCCGCCGGAGAACCCCAGGAGAGCGTGACAGTCTGCACGCCACACGCCAACCGAAGGAAGGCGTGGGCCGCCCTTGAAGGTATCCCGATCAGCGACAAATCGCCGAAATGCCACGCCTTCGCCGCCGCAATCAGTGGCCTAGATCCCGCCCGGGTTACAATCGACTGCTGGGCGATGCGATCGGCACTCGTACCGCCGGGAGAGCTTGCCCGACTGCCAGCCCCGCCCGACTGCCAGGAATCGCCGACAGAGGTTCAATACCGCCGACTTGAGCGGTTACACCTAGCCGCCGCCGAGCGTGAAGGCTTGGCTGGGTTCGAGTTGCAAGCCATTGTTTGGGTAGCCATCCGGGAGGCTTGGAAATGAGGCGGACACCGGAAGAAGAAGCCATTGCGGCCCTCATCGTAGGTCTTTGCCTACTGTTGGCGCCGCTCCTTTTCCTGCTGCTGCTCATCCTCGGATACTAGCCACGCCGGAAACGATCGGAAAAACGGGTCGACCCTTCAACGGGTCGGCCTTTTCTATGCCAGAACCGCCCGCGATTCATCCCCCAACCAAGGAGAAAAAGAGAGACCCACGCGCAAGCCACTACGTAGAAGCCGCTTGCAACTACCTAGACCACCCACCAAAAATTGCCGCCGCTGTCTACGCTTCGCTCGCAGCGTCGGGGTCTTGCAACTAGGATGTACCGCCTCACATTGATCACAGTGACGAGCCAAACAAAACAAGTGGGGGGGGGGAGTCAACTCCCGCGAGACACGGTCACTACTACTCATAAACTGCCCTTCGAAAATTTGTTGACTTCATGGCCCCCATTTGGTATTCTCCCATCGTGGAGGACGATAAAGCAGCCATAAAGCACGAGTTGTTAGCATCCATTGAAGACGAACTCCGTCGAGCTGAGGCTGCTGCTCCTCCACACGTCAAGCTATTGGAGCGGTACGATCCGCAGAAGGCTGCCCACATTCTATTCCTCCATTCTCAGGGGAAGTCCCAAACCTGCTTGGTCAAGAAGTACAAGTATGACCGATCAACGGTGATACGCATCATTTCCACCTATGCTGATCAGTTGGGCAAATGGCGTGAACTCGGGGGCAAGCTAGCCTCCTACTCCTACCTCAACATAACTAGCCTGGAGGAGGACATGATTGAGAGTGTACGTGATGGCATGGATAGTGGTGAGCTAAAGCCCACCTTCAAGGACATCAAGGACATCTCCATTGCTAAGGCCAACAGTAGCCGCGAAGCTATGCTTGCTCGGGGGGAGGCAACGAGTATCAGCCGTGAGGAGAAGGTGTGGACAGACGACGACTACAAAAAACTCATGGAACAAGCTCGAAATCAAATGGCAAAAGATGTTGTTCCGGCAGAGGTAGTAGATCTGAACAATGACTGACAAAGGAACTTCATTCACGATAACCTTGAGAAATGATATATACCCAGTGGTGTTTGTTGTGCAAGGTGGCGGTGGCAATTTTGATGACTTTGTAAGAACCATGGTAGCCGAAGGTGGCATTGAGAAGAAGATAAGAAAACAAGTTGGAAACATGGATGGGTGCCAAAACACATCAGGCTTCAGAGTGGATCAAGGCATCGTCCAGGGAATCTTTGTTAAAGAACCATTATCATGGAACACATTGGATACCTATGCACATGAGTGTTATCACGCGGTTTATTCTTGTTTGGAATATTTAGGTTTGGAGGGAGAAGAAGCCGGAGCGTATTTTATGGATTATTTAATAAGGTTTATTTCTAAGCAACATTTATCAACCCCAAAACAAGATGAACGGTAAAGGCGACAGAGACAGGACCACCGATAGGGATGCATACGATCGGGGCTGGGAACGAATTTTCGGGGGGAACATAGATTCGACGGAAGAGGCAGTGTCCTTTCCGGACGTGGGTGCAACTCCCACTTCCTCCACCATTGAGCGTAGCCCATTTCGGGTTACACCAATCAGGCATGGGATAAGAAGGATCATTGAGTAATATGAACAAAAACATGCAGCTTGTTGAGAAGTCCTTGGAAACCATTATCCCAGAATGGGAAACCGTGATGGTGGCTTCCATCACTGACAATGGGTTTGAATACGACATCTTTAATAAAGTGGATAGTGAACATTTCCAAGAAAACCTAGCGGTGTTGTTGGCCCTTGTTGCGAAGAAGTCTCAACAAGAGTTGCAGAGGATTGATTGGATAGATGATTAGTTTTACAGAACATCCCTTCCTAGAAGCCCCTACAGCGGAGGAGATAGTTTGGCTATACGATCATAACCTCCCGCTGCTAAAACAGCTTCACAAGGCACATGAGGGGCGTATAGAGGCAAGTGTCAACGATCCCATCCGTTACGGGTTTGATCTACCTGGTTGGGAACGCATCCGCAATGGATTGAACACCCATAACGAGTGTTTGGCTCTCGGGGGAAACAGGTCTGGCAAGACCACTGGTTTTGCAAAGATAGTGATGGAAGCTGTGACGGAAAGCCGAGACGGTCATGTGGTATGCTTTAGTCAAAATGAGGACACCTCCATTAAGGTGCAGCAAGCTGCGATATGGGAGATGATGCCTCGGGAGATGAAGAAGAAGACCAAAAGCATGGATGGTTATATCAACTTCTCCATGCAAAATGGCTTCACTGGCAAGAGCTTCATCTTTCCAGACACCCGAACTAGGGTAGATTTCAAGACATACACTCAGTTTTCTAACAACCAAACCATCCTTGAAGGGTTCGAATATGGGTTTCCTGATCCTGCGGGGATCAATATTGGTGCTTGGTTGGATGAATATTTGGGTGACGCTACGCTAGTCAACACGTTGAGGTTTCGTTTAGCCACCCGAGATGCTGTGATGGGGGTAGGGTTTACCCCTATAGATGGTTACACACCTTTCATCTCTGATTACCTCAAGAACGTCGAGACATTGGAAACTAGGAGTGCAGCCCTCATCAAGGGCCGTGAGGTCCCTGTGCGGCAGTACAGCCCCTCTAGGGATGCTTCTGTGGTCTATTTGCATTCCGACGAAAACCCATTCGGGGGGTATGAGCGTATAGCGAAGGACCTTCGTGGCAGGCCAGAAGAGGAGATCCTTGTCCGGGCGTATGGTGTCCCAGTTAAGAGTATGACCTCTCTCCTTCCTCTATTTAACACTGAGGTGAATGTGTTGAGTGATCAGAAGGAGAACAAGTATGGGATGAAATTTCCCGATGTGTCCAACAAGGCTAGGTATACGGTTTATCAGGTGGTGGACCCTGCGGGTGCTAGAAACTATGTCTCGATCTGGGCTGCAGTGGATGAGCGGGATAATGTTTACATTTGCCGGGAGTGGCCCGATTGGGACACTTATGGTGAATGGGCTGAGTTCGGGGATCCTAAATGGAGGTATGGTCCTGCTTCCAAGAAGATAGGGTTGAGCGTCCATGGCTATTGCGAATTGTTCGATGAGGTGGAGGATGACCTAGGGGTGGAAGTGTTTGAGCGAATCGGAGACTCCAGGTTTTTTGCAAAGGAGAACGAGAACAATGAGGACCTATTTATGTCCTTCGAGGAGTATGGATTTATATTTGTTCCATCCGATGGCCGGATGGAGGAGGTGGGATTGTCTGCATTGGATGAGTGGTTCAATTACAACCCAAATGAGCCGATCGATGCTGCCAACCGCCCGAGGTGCTACATTCACGAGAGCTGTCGCAATTTGATTGATAGCCTCATCAACTATAACTCAAAGGGGAAGATGGACGAACCCCTTAAGGACTTCTTTGATGTCATTCGATATTTGCGAATGGCGAATGGTGGAGAAGGTCCTGTCCATGTAACCGCTCGCGACTTGGCCGTCACTCGTCGAGCTTCTGGAGGATATTAAATGAAAATAAGACTAAGTACATTGGCCCAACAAGGCCACTATGAATGGGATGAGCTATTGAGTTTGGCTAAGGAAAAGCTTTCTTCCGACATGATTACTGGTGTGGGTAAGAACACTTGGATCAGTGAAGAGGGTCAGGATATATTGGCCGATGCCATGGATGTCCCAGAAGCCACTCCGTCCCACTATAAGGCTTATGTCATCAAGGTGGCACCTAACAAAAAGTATGTATATGCTTACATTAGGGACAGGCAGTTGAAGGTTCCGGTATTGGTCCCCAAGAAACTCGCCCGAAAGCTAGTGGGAAAAACCATACTGATAGAAGCCATAGAAGATGTTAGTGGAATCTCTTACAGATACAGAAGAACGTGAGCTAGATATGCTTATTTCCTCCAGAAAATGGCAACTAGAGCAAGTGGATAGATTTCTTGGATGGGAAGTGTTTAGATCATTTTCTACTGGAAATTGGGGTGCTGTTATGGAATTGGAGGATTTTTGTGATAAGATAGGCATCAACAAGAACTATCCCCATGTTTTGGTGGATCGTGTTCGCAAAAAACTAGAAGAGCAGTAACATGGAAAACCAAAACTATTCCAAGGCCATCACCTACTTGGGGAAGTCTCCAGACGTAGATGTATTGCGTCAGGCATACCAGACAACGAGCAATGAGCTTTCTGCTTATTACGATGTATGCCGCACGTCTTATGACGACAGGCGTAACTGGTGGCCGGGGAAAAGTAGGGACTTGCGTAAGCATGGAGCTGATGCTTTTCCATGGGATGGTGCATCCGACTTGGAAAGTCATGTTATTGATGAGCGTGTTACTCGGCTAGTATCTTTGTTTATGTCTGCCCTCAACAGGGCCAACATCCAGGCTTTCCCTGTGGAAGTGGCGGATGTTCCGAGGTCGAAGGTGGTTAGCAACTTCTTGAAGTGGATGACCAAGTCTGGCTACATCCCACGTTTCAAGCGTGAAGCAGAGCTAGCTGCCAACTACTTCCTAGAGCGTGGCATTATGATTACTTATTGTGGGTGGGTCATGGAAGACCGCACCTTCAAGCAAAAGTTTGACATGCAGCAAATCGCTGCTGCTGACCCCAACCTGTCCCAGATGATACTGGATGGCACCCAAGACGATGAGGTGGTAGTTCAGATGCAGGCGGTTATCAAGGTGACTAAGGAAAATGCCCGTAAAGCCCTGAAGGATTTGCGTAAGTTCGGCATGGCTGAAGTGCCTACCGTCCGGCGGCAGGTAAATGCACCAGAGGTCAAGACCCTTGGTCCTGATGGAGATTTCATTTTTCCCGCATATGTCACTGACCCCCAACGTGCGCCTTATTGTTTCTGGCGGACGTATTACACAGCCCAAGAGCTGGAGAACAAGGTACAGACAGATGGTTGGGACCCCAATTTCGTGGAACACGTTATCTCTAAATACTCTGGAGTGAACATAAACTCCTTGGAGAGGGAACAGGAGGGAAGGCGTAGCATATCACTAACTGACGATGCTTACGAGGCCGAGGAACTAGTAGAAATAATACACGGATACCAGAGACTGATCGACTCGACCGACGGGTCGGAAGGGATCTACGAGACCGTGTTCCACGAATCATTTTCCGGCGACGAGGGGTTAGAGATCCCTGGTTACGCCAAGTTTGAACTGCTTAACGGATATGAGGACTACCCTGTGGTGGTTACCCGTTTTAGTGAAGACAATAAGCGTTTGTACGACACTGCCACTGTTCCGGGTCTTTTGCGTGGCATACAGAACCAAGTGAAGGTGGAACGCGATAGCCGCATCGACAGCAACAGCTTGTCCACCCTTCCTGCCGTTACGCACCCGAAGGGACGTAAGCCCGAAGAGATAGGTCCTGGTCGATTTATCCCCGAAGTGAGGGCTGGGGAAATTAGGTTTATGCAAGGACCGGGTTTCAATCCCGGATCCGTTGAGATGGAGAATAACCTCCAAGAGCAGGCCGATCGCATGGTGGGACTGGATGAACAGTCTCCACTATCTGGCATCCGCCGCCAATTTCTGGTAGACAAGTATTTGCAGCATATGGCTGAGGTGATAGCGTTATGCTACCGCAACTTTCAGAGGTTTGGTCCCGATCGCATCTTCTTTAATGTGACTGGAGTACCCGATCCCCAAATGTTTAGTAAGGGAAACCCAGATGAAAACTTCGACGTTACTATTAGCTTCGACGTTCTTAATTCGGATGGAGACAAGCAGGAAGCAAAACTAAACCAACTACTTTCATTGGTTCAAATGGACCGAAATGGCCGCATAGATATGGATAAGCTCCTGTCTGTGATAGCATCCTCCATCGATCCTGTATTGGCGGATGGTGTTATGAGACCATTGGAGGAAGCCAAGGACCAGATGCTAAAACATATAACAGATGACCTATCTAAAATTTATGCAGGAATCGAAGTACCAGCTCGCCCGAATGGCTCTCAATCGGCTCTTCAAATCATTCAGCAATATACGCAGCAGCCGGATATTCAGCAGCGTTTGCAACAAGATGAAGCGTTTGCGGCTCGTCTTCAGAAGTATGCTGGACAGTATCAATTCGCTATGCAGCAAGCTCAAAACGCCCAAATAGGGCGTATCGGGACGCAACCAGCCCAGATGGGGGAGGTACAAACCCAAGGTATGCAGCAGTGATGCCAGACAA